CGGCGATCTTAGTGAGAGGCTGGAGTTGCGGGACGAGCGTCCGCAGGGACTCTTCAGCGACGAGTTGGAGGGTTAGGCCCCCAATAGCGTTAGACATAGTAGTTTAGGGTGAGTTTAGGGTGAAAGATTAGCGAAGGCCAGAGGCACGCAGGATAGCCGAACGGTTCTTGGTGTAGAACTCGGAAGCGGCCTTGGGTTCCTTCTGCTTCATAGCCGCCCATTCCTGGGCGATTTCGTCGTCCGTCTTGGCTTCGACAGCGGAGACAGCGGGAGAGACTTCAAGCGGCTCGACGCCGACAGAAGCGGCGATCTTTGCGGCCTTCTTGCCAGCGGTTTCAAAGGAGGCTTCGATAGCGGCCTTTTCCTTCATAAGAGCCTCGGCCTTAGCCACGGCGTCCTTGAGAGAGGCTTCCAGGACAGCAACCTTAGCCACGATTTCGGCGGCAAAGGTTTCCTTGGCGGCTACAGCGGCGGTCAGTTCTTCGACCTTGGCATTGAGGGCGTTGACCTCAACGGCCTTGGCTTCGGCTTCAGCCGACTTACCAACAAAGGCTTCCTTGAGGGAGTTGAGACGTTCTTCGATGGACGACATAGCGGATTATTGCCAATGGCCTTATGTCAAGCGTAGTCCGAGATGATTACGTCGGAGATGCTATTGACGATGCCAGTAACGAAGCCCTTTTCTGCGGCTTTCTTAGCACCGAAAGACTGACCTTCCATATCCTCGTCCTTGACGAATGTACGGCGACGTTTAACGGCGTTCTTGAAATCAGCGTGACCTTCATCGACGTCGTTCTGAAGATAGGCACGCTGGTCGTCAGAGAGGCTAGTTCCTTCCAGACCAATGGCCTTGTATTTGCCAGACTGAATGACCTCCATCTTGACGCCTTCCATGGCGTAAGCCTCTGAGACGTCTGGGAAGGCCATGAAGATGCCTACCGATCCCACTTCAGCGGACTTCGTAACAGAGAAACGCTTTGCCTGAGAAGCCAGGTAATAGGCGGCAGAGTGGACGCCGTTCTCGCTGAAAGCCTCGGTGAACTTAGAGCAGTGATAGATTTTCTCTGCAAGTTCCTCAAGTCCATCGGTGTTGCCGCCAGGACTATCTACGTCAAAGACAATCTTCTCTACGGAAGGATTGTGTGTGGCTTCATGCAGATTGGCCGAAATGTCATTCACGTCCACGGCGTTGCACATCTTCTCAATATCAGACAGGCCACGACCGATGACTCCCTTGATAGGGATTATGGCGGTCTTTCCGACAATTTCCATCTTCGGTTGTTCTCCGAACATCATGGCGAGGATTTCCTTAACATCGGACGCCTTGGTATCGACGTTGATTTTGAGGTCGCTGACGCTCTCGACATAAGCCTTGGCGAGCGTCGGACTAATCATCAATCGCTTGCTGGTCTTTAGGGCTTGGATAAGGTTTCGCATGGTAGATTATTCGTCTTCCTCTTGGGGTTCGGAAGTTTCTTCGGCCTCATTCTTGTCGGCTTCATCTTCCTCGTCCAGATCAACGTCTTCGTCTTTTTCGCCTTCTTCCCCAGGTTCTTCACCTGAAATGTCGGCCAGAGCGACGTTGGTAGGCTTGATGAGCATCCAAAGCGGGATATCGAACTCCTTTGCGGCATCGACGTAAGCCCTTGCTTCGCAGGCACGCTGACGAAGCATCTCGTTGAAGTTTTCTCCTTCCTCAAGGCAATTTTCACCGACAGTCTTGATGCCAAGTTCGATATCGGCTCGGTTCTGAGCCGCATCACGGCCAGCATCGACGGTGACACGCTTCGGGGTAGTCCAGTTGACCTTGTTCCAGTATTCACAGGAAGGAAGTTCTCCAGAGGCAATCTTGCTACCGATTACATAACCCCAGACAGGGGTGAGGAAGCGATTGACAAGGACTTGCTGGAGGTGCTGGAACACTCGGTCGGCCTTGGCGACGATGAGACGCATCGAAGCACCAGAGGCGGCGGACGGATCGTAGATGAACTCGTAGGGGAGGACGCCAGCAACGGAGTCACGGACAAGATACTCGATGAAGCCGTTGAACGTCTGGTTCGGTCGGTTGGAAACAAAGGACTCAAGTTTCTCGCCAGGTGCAAGGGCCAGGATCTTGCCGCCGATGAAGGTAGAAGCCTCATCTGGGTTGGTAAGACCATTACCAGTGACGTCTTGGGGACGCATACCAAAAGCCTCAAAATCAGACTGTGCTCCGTCAAACTGGGCCGTCTCGCGTGTAATCGTGCGAGTAACGTCGCTGTTCATTTTGACAGCAAACTTCTCAAGACTGACGATTTCCAGCATATCAACGATGTTGTTGATGGCGTGCTGAAGGGGGCTGTACGCTCTAGCACCTGAAGCGACTTCAGGCTGATAGACGTGCATAACAGCGGTTGCAGGAACTCTGCGGCTAGAGCCGTCCGAACGGATTACGTTATACCAATCAGGCTTACCATACGGGCCGAAATGGATGCCATCCACCTCATTAGGCGGGGGAGCACCACTCTGGTTGCTTCCGATGCGGTGTGACTCAAGTAACTGGATGCAGGGTTCGCCTGCACCATTCTTGGTCTTTATTGGGAAGCACTCTCCGTCACGATAAACTAGACGGGCGATGATGTGCTGGAGTTCGTAAAAATTAAAACGGCCAGTGATATCGCAAGGGATGGAAGCCCATTCTTCAAAGGCATCCTCATACTTCTTGTCGAGCATCGCATCGCCAGTACGAGCCTTTGGCTTGATGCCAGAACCTACGGCATACATGGCCATATTAGCCAGGATTTCACGAACGACGCCTGCGTTCAGTTCCATCCACCGCATCTTGCGGGTGGTTTCCAGACGGTCGAAGACCGTCATTGTCTTCTTGAAGTCAGTCGGCCAAGAAGACCAGATCCAGGAACGCTTGTTCGAGAACTTTGCGGACTCGAAATTAGAGAAGATACCAGGACCGCCAGTGGCCTGTTTCTTCAGTTTAGGCCCAACCCCTTTGGAGGCTTTGGACTTTCCAATGCTTTTTTTAGACGCCATATGCAATTAAAGACCTCGGAAGTTGTTGAGCATATTGCCCACACGAACTCGGTCGATGCCGCCATAGACCTCTGGCAACTTAATCTGGAGTGCATAACGGCACTCAAGCAGGATAGTCGGAGGGTCAATAGGCCAGTCCTTGCGAATGTCCGTACCACTGTCGCGATACTCCATAATCGTCTTACCTTCAGTAACAAGTGCGATTGCTTTGGCTCGGATGGCTTCAATCTCAGCCACCTCTAGGGTCATAAAGATGCCCTTGGGTGAGGTCGAGCCTCTGTAATGCACGAAAGCCATGTTGTAATTGGCCTTTAGTCAAGAATGGGCCTGTACCCCTCTGCCAACAACGACCGCTAAGAGCCACCCAGCGAACAAACAGAGGGATACAGACTTAATCACAGACTTGGAGTCTCGGCAGGCTTGTCAACTGTCTTTTCGTCAACAGCGTTCTTGTTTTTGCCTTTACCTACGAGACGGGCCATCAGTGCGGGTAGTATGCCGATAGTCTCGCAGTCCCAAATGTGATTAGGGCGATCGCCAATCTGAACCCAGATAGGCTTACCAGCCTCGGTTCTAGTCCTATGCTCAGACTGCATCATCTTGCGGTATTCGTCCCCTGCGTCCTGGGAGTAGGTATGATGCCCAGCCCGTCGAAGGCGGGTGAGCGTATCCTTCAAGATAAGATTGGAGAACATGAACATACGGCAGGACTGCTTTCCTACTTGGACGACTTTTGCTGGGGCGTAGGGTCGATAGGCCATCTTAATCCCGTAAGGAGTCTGAACTTTCCACGGGAAGTCGGTGTTACCAGACCCCTTTGTTGCGTTCCAGCCGTATGTGGCACAATTCCGATAGACTTCCTCCATGTTCGGGCCATCTCCAGAGTCCACAAACGTAAAAATGGGGGCAACCTCATGTCTTACCTGTTCTGCCCTGACTTGCTCCCAAGTATCGACATAACCCCACCAGATGAGGCGGGACTTACCATCGTGACTCCAGGATCTAACAAGGCAGTAGAAGCCCTTACGCTGGACGTCCACGGACATAAACCTAAGACGGGCGAAGTTGACGTTATCCATCTGCTCCTTGGTGAACGGAGGCGGCTGTACCTTGCCATTAATGTTTGCGGCCTCGTCCAGCCATTGTTCTCCCATCAGGTATCCGCTAGGTAGGACTTCCCCTCCACCGTCGTCTGGCTCGTCGCTCCAAGGCAAGGCAAGACGCTTCATCTTGAAGTCTCTACGCTTAGACTCGTCACCGCCGCTGTCGAATGATTGTGCGGCTTCGATGCACTCCACGGCAAGGTCGCCCCAGGACAGACCCCAGAGCATGGACAATGCGTTAAAATGAAAACCCTTCCTGTCCTTAGGTGCTGAGGGGTTCATAGGGACATACTCAGGATCACGAACCATCTCGGCTCGTACGCTGTTTCTGTCTAGGTGCTGATGCTTGCAGAACTTGCACTCATAGGTCGTGTTAGCACGAACCATGTCCAAGTCCCACCCAGTAGGGGTCTTTGCGGCGTCTGGATACTTTATCTGAACCCACTCGAAAGGCTGACGCTGGTTACAGGAAACGCACTTGAAGTTCCACTCACCTCGGTCGGTCGAGTTGAAAAGTTCCGTAAACTCGTCGCCGTCCACACCCCCCTGCGAGACGAACACGGACTTCCCCTGCCACTCGAAAGCGGTTCGTCGTGCTAACGCTTGCTTGAGGTGGCCTTTCGGCCACTGCCAACATTCGTCACCTCCAAGAAAGCGAATTGAACGCCGTTGGAGGTTTCGTTCGTTATTAGCACCAAGCACCCAGGTAATATTTCGCTCAAACTGCGTTGTGTGCCACTTATTACGGTCGATTTCAGATATTCTGTCCCTAGTTGCTGGCGTATTGTCCCAAAGAGGTCTGAGCCTTGTCTGTTGCCAGTCTTGGGCGTTGAGGTCGATATCTTGTAGCAAGAGCATCGGGCCAGGTGTGCGTGCTGGGACAAACGCCGACCACAGTTCCAGCACCATAGACTTACCTGACTGGACGTTGCCTTGGACGACGATTGTTTTGATTTCTGGGTCTTGGAGGGCACGAAGGATGGGGATTAGGTAAGGTGTGGACTCGACCCTGAAAGGGCCAGGTTGGGGCGAGTATGGTACGTTCTTTATGTTCTTCTCAAGCCAGTCAATGATATCTGTGTCCTGGTCTGGTGCGAGCAGTCCACGGAGGATGTTCTCAAACTTCGTCTCCATCTTGGATAACCTCGTCTGGTTGTTCTGACTCTTTTGGTTCTTCTTCGGTAATAACGATTGGCGTCTCCACGACGCTTTCCTCGGCTTCCTCTACTTGTGTGGACAGACGCAGGAGCATCTTTGTGATCTCGGCATCAATGGCTTTCATGGCAGTACCTGGAGAGTCAGGATTAGCCTTGGTAGCCACCTTCATGGAGAACTGGGTAAGTTCGTTGCGGATGGACAGGATTACCTTCCCGAACCGTTCGATGGCCGTCTGGGTCTTGATGTATTCCTTTGCGGCGATGTTACGGGCGTGCAGTTCACGCTCAAGGGCCACCAGGGTTTTTACCAACTTATCGTAGGTGGCGTAGGACTTCGACTGGTTCGTATCCTCGTTCCGTAGGTCACGGAGGTACTGGTCATACGCCCTAGCCTTCAGTTGGCGGTGACGTTCGACGATATCAGCGAAGTTCTTGTCTGTGCTGTCTTCCGTAAGAACCTCCGTCTCCGAAGCGTCCGCCCCACGCCTAGCACCTCGCGAATGATACCACGCCTCGGCATCCTCGATGCTGGAAGTAGGCATACCCTGACGGATGAACCCGTTGATGGTCTGACGTGCAAGGCCGAGTCGTTCGGCTATGTCGATGGGGCGGACGCTCATTTCTTATTCTTTTTCTTTTCCTTTTCTTCGACGCCACGTTCGTATTCTTCGTGCATCGAAGCAAGCGTGTCCGCTAGTTTCTGGGCATACATTTCACGATTTTCTTCAAGGTATGCCAGAACCTTCCATCCGCAGACAAAGCCTGCGGCGAAGATGAATGAAACACCGATGATGTATAGGATGATTGTGGTCATTTTTTGTGTTTGTTAATTCCTTGTTTGATTTTTACGCACACCTGTTCGCTCCGCATATAGATACTTGGGGCGAGACGGAGGCGGCGTTGGATGTTCTTCACTCGCAGGGAAATTGCGGCTCGTCCGACCCCATACTTGGAGGCCACGTCGGACATAGACTTGTAGTTGCGGTATCCTAGGGCGATACGGATGCAGTCGTTGTGCATCTGGACTTCACGGCTAGAGGTGCAGTCCAAGGCGTCGATTACCTTGGCGATGATGGACGTAAGGTGAGGCAACGCCTCGGCGTGCTGATTGTTCTCGTCACGCCAAGCCTTGATGGAGTTGCCGTCCAGGAACGAGTCGTCGTGGATGTAGCGGGACGGCTGGGTTAGGTCTGCGTTGTGTATGTCAGCAGGATCCAGGTTGAACGACGACAGGCGGTTCACTTCCTCTGGCGGCAGGCTCGCAATCCAGTCCTGCCATATTTTGTTGATGGTCTGCTTACTCATCCCCGCCAATCCTCCGCAGAGTAGCCAAGGCACTGGTCAATGCCCTCGCATCTCTCATCAGCCATTCGGCGTTTGCCTTCTGTTCCTTAGTAGCGTCATCGCTCATAATGGTAAAAAGGTAGCCTTGGATTAGATGAGAGGCGACCTCGCTGACGCTCTCGATAGAGGCGTCAACTTGGTCTTTCTCTGCGTCGGTCAACATCAATGCCAGGACAATATCGGCCACGCTCAATGGGTTTGCAAGTCTGAAGTCGAGTAGAGTCCGTCCTGCCCTCGGACGAACAGCCCACGCTTTATGCAAAGTCGGACGAGACACCATGCCTGCTTGGAGGTGAAATCTTCTCCGTACACGTCGTTCCAGTTCTCGGCTACCTGATCCCGAAGGCGGGTGGCTGACATGGGTTCGTTTGGAAGAAGGTGGGCGATGGCTTTGACCTGCTTCACACGTTCGTCGGCCTTGAGGATCTTCCTGGCGTTGAGGGAGTCGAGATGGGCCTGCATCTGGGGACGCTTCTCGGCCCAGATCTTCCGCCAGAAGCCTGAGAAGTGGGGGCGTCGGTTCTTGTCGTTGTTGTAGTTTTTCATTTTGGGGGGAGGGGGATGAGAATGGTAGTACCTTCGTAAGCCGCCGAAGGCAGGCGTAAGCGAATGGTACTCTAACCATTCAATCTTACATTATAAGTCGTTAGACTTATATAAGATTATGCTGGGATACCTGAGAAACCATATGAAGGGATAGATGTAAGTCACAAATATACCCACGCAACTCAAAAATGCGGTTTTCGACACAATACTCCCGCCTTTTCTCACGGGTGCGACGTCTTCGACGCCC